CGCGCTTGATCTTCAGCTCTTGGTTCATTGTGCTGTCATTATCGTAATCGTGGTCAACCCGTATCCAACCGAGCGAACACTTCACAGAGTTATTGATTGCCGCGTCATAAGCATTATCCGCATTCGAGCGGTATTCAATATCACGGATTTTGCCTTTGATTTCGTCCGCTGTTTCCTTATCGCCGCCCGTGGCAGGGATAGGGTTAATAGACGGCGTATTCATCCGCGCATCGTTCGTGACCTGATGCACATACTGATTGAGCAAATCAATTTGAAGAACGGGACGGCCTGATTCCTGCCGCGCCGCGACATCCTTAGCATCCCAATGGCCAAACTCGTCATCACTCAAAAAACGAAGGTCATCGCGCGCGGATTCATAGATACAGGACGACCTCTTTTTTGTTTTAATGAAGCTCTCTTGAGCTAGTTTGACATCCATGATCCGCTCTGTATCTCTCTTGGTAAGGGTTTTGGTTTGTCCTCTTTGCCGATATGTTCGGCGTTCACCGCGAAGGTTCTAAAACCATCCGCGCCGTGTGAGGCATCATCGTGCGCGGCATCCTTTGAAAACATGCCGTCAGACTTAATCCATTTTTTTCGATAGTTATCTAAATGCAAAATCCCGCCTGCGCATTTCGCGGCATCAAACCAGCAATTTGGCAACACAGGTTTGCAGTGATTCATAATGTCGTTGTATGTGCTTGAAGTGCGCGGGGTGATTTTTACAGGCCGAATGCCGCACTGTATGGCAACCTGCCTGTCCGTAAATATTTCCTTACCGCGCAATCGCTTGTTCCCGTCATGAGGAAAATTATGCGCGATATAATTATAATCTTTGTCCGCCAGCATTTTGGCGTAATAATCCCAGCCCTCACCACTGCTCTCGTGGTAATCAATAAAACAGTGCCGTCCATTGACCATCTGGTAAAACCAGACAACCATCAGGTCGTTGATTCCTAAATCCCACCATGTATAAACGCCATATTTCGGGTTATAAGGCAGATGGCAAATTTGCCCCCGCTCTCTCACCTGTTTCATTTCTTTTGTATAGAAAGCACCCTTCAAAGACCCCTGAAAAGCCTCATCAGCTGTGGAGGGAAATTCTTGCGACATATCATCGCCCTGCTGGTCAGCCTTGAGCGCGTACCACGCCTTCTGACCGTCAGTGAGCATTATCCCCGCCTCCTCAAGCTCTGCGAAATATTTCACCAATTCCTCGGTGATAACAGTTGTCTTGATCTCATCAGGCGGTGATGTGTAAAGGTCATTGCGCCACCACGCGTAAAAGAAAAACTTCGGCTCAATTCGCGCCAACTCTTTGCCGCTATCGCCCAGCTTGCGCGCGCGCTCCACAAGCTCGTAAAATTCACCGACCTTGCCCTCGGCTGTGGATTCAACAAATATCTGCTGCCCCGCTTCAACAGCGTTCAAGGCACCCGTCTTGACCTCTTTGGCCTTCTCTGGGTATTTCGCCGAAAGCTTACCGTATTCAGAAACCAGAAGTTTTTGCAATGTTCCAGACCGCAAAGACGTGCCGACAAATATGCTTGAGCCATTTACAAACTCAAGCGTTCTAGCGCTGTCTGATTTCGCCTTGCGCGCTTCTTTCAGCCACTCTGGCAAATTATCGTAAGCGAACTTTATTTTGTCCTTAAATAGCCTCTTTGCGTCCTCAAGGTTGTGCGCGATAACACCCGCTGAATGGTTTGAGTTAAACAGGCAGGCATCAAGAAAATAGATCATAATGAAGGTTGTGAAGCCTAATTGCCGCGCTTTGAGAATTACACAGAAAAACCACATGTTATTATACAAAAATGTCTGCGCGGCGTTTGGTTTGAACAAAACCTTATTGCCAGCCTTATCTTTGATGTAATAGAGGTTGTTTAAACGCCACCATCTATCAGAGAGCTTATCTTTAAGCTTCTGGTGGGTCTGTGCTTTGTCCATCAATCTCATCAAGAATTCTTGAAAGGCCTAAGCTTCCTGAAAGCTCTTTCTCGCTCTTATCATGCCAGCCAAAATTATTTTTTAAGTTAAATATTGACCCTGTCGCGTTCTGATAAAACAAGCGTTGCTCTATCGCATTCTCAATACGAAGCTTCGCCTTTTTTATAGTGTCAGCAAACCCGTCTTTAGCTGCATAATGAACCAAGCCCTCTCTTGTCATATTTAACGCTAGGGCGAGGCCTGTAACAGTCGGGATTACGTCTGTTATAATTTTGGTTGCCTCTAAAAATTCAGGATCGTAAACAACATCTTCACTGCCGTTATTGCGCTCGATAGCTAAAAAATACCAGTCGATGCGCTTTTGAAGATCGTCCACTTTTTTATACTTAGGTGGTCTTCCTCCAATATTCTTTTTCTTTTTGGGCTTTTTTGCCTCACTCATTGCATCACCTTTCTTGGGGGTGTGCTACCCCGCATTTATGCCGTTCGTGCGGCGATTACGTTATTGTCTTTTGCGTTGATTCCTGTGAACAGGATTTTCTCATCTTCAGCGCAGTATAATCCTTGGCTTGCCGTTGTCGCCGTGATTGACCCTTTACCAAACGCAAAGAACACTTTTTCTGTCGCATCGGAGGATAGCTTGACGTACTTCGTGCCTATCGGAATAGCTGCGGATTGTGATGTGCTGGAAAGCGTTGTAATGGACACCTTGCCCAAGAATTTGTCTTGAAGCTGGAAATTGCCTTCATCGGCTGTTGATGCGTAACACTCAATAATTAAATCGGCCATTATTCGTTCCTTGATTAAAATTGAAAGCACCGCGCGGAATCGTGGGGGATAAACGCGCGGCGCGTCATGCTGTGGGGATAGCATGGGGGGAAGCTTAAATTTCAGTCATAAAAAAAGCCCCGAGAGGCGTGAGCCTGTCGAAGCTTGTAATTCTGCTAGACGCAAAAAATACATCATGGATTAAATATACCTTTGATGGGGAATTTAATCAATACCCTTTTTTGATATTTGATTCCCCCACCCACGCAAGATGCAATATTCATTGAGCGCGCAGCGTAGGTACGTCATCACGGTTTTGTGGTCACAGCCTCTCTGTTCTGCCACTTGCCGCGCCGTAGAGTCAAAGGCACAAACATCAATGGCGATGTTATACAGCAAACCGCCTTTAGGCATTTTCTGGATATGCTTTGCCCATACATCGAAGCGGTTGATCTGATCTTGCTGCCATGCCTCGTCCCCATCGCCGGCGCCGCCTGTGTAGCTTGTCGTTCCCGCCATCGGTCGCCCAGCGATGATCTTGTAAGCCCTGCATATCTCATCAGACGCGCGTTGCATGTCTGGTGTAAGTGCTTTGCGTGTCTCGATGACAGAGCGCCGCATGATGTATCCCTGTTTTGTGCGCTCCCCTGATATTTTCAGTTCCGTGATTTCGATATCGTTATCCATGGCAATCCCTCACTGTTTTATTGATTTGGCCTAATGTCCATTCAGGCTCGAATCCGCATAGCTGTGCATACTCGGCAAAGTTCTGTGTTGTGAACCAATGCTTTGCCCTGTGCTGCTCGTTTCGCGTTGGCGCGTCTGCTACAGGTGTTCCGTAGAATGCTTCGCCCAGAGTGCTATCAAACACAGCTTGCCGAACCACTGCCAAAAACAGCGTCTTGCACTCCTCGGGCAGCGGCACAGCGTTCCAGCGCGGGTCGTCATCGGCGTAAATTTTCTTTGCATTCTTGAGGATTTTGCCGTTTTCGTTTTTTAGGATTATTTGCTGGCCTGTTGATTTTTGGAATACAGCGTTTTGCACCTCACAAGCCCACTTGCGCATGGCAAAGCGTGTAGCCTTGCGTTCTTCATCCGTGGTGCATTTTTCAACATGCTTTGCGTCATCCAGTTCCCGAACCTTCTCGCCATCGATGTAGATAAAATATTTCATTCCTTGCCCTTATTTTTGGTTGATTGGCCCTGTCTGTAAATAATTCAAATATTGATGCGCCCTTTCTTTGCCAGATGTTGCTGTGAGGTCTTGAAGATGCTTTTCAACTTCAGGTAAATACCCCTGCTTTCTAATCTCGTTCCAAGAAAGCCCATCCCAAGGCACAGCGGAAGTTTTGCTTTTCGTGGTTGTTATTTTGTATCTTGGCCTTTGCTCCATTTCCTGACGGTGCTTGGCTTGCTCAATACATATTTTTCTGATCTGTGCCGGCTTTGGCATGTCTTCGCGCTGTTTTAGCCAAAAATTAAAAGCAAAGTTGATGTCTGCCGTTTCGCAATCGTCCAAAGCCAAATTGAATGACGAAAGGATGTTTGCCAGCGCTTCCGGCTCTTTGCCGTAAATATTGAAGGTGTCAAAGCTTTGCTGAATCAGGTAGCGCAACTGGCGTACTCTCTCGGGGGATTGCTCTACAGATTTCATGCTCTGCGCGGTCCAGGGCGTCATTTGCCCGTTGCTGCTTTGTTTGCTTTCCACCAGTTCCGTGGTTATTTTGTTCAGTGCTTCCATCGTAAAAACCTTCCATGAGTTTGATAAATGATGATTCTTGGCATAAAAAATCAATGCTGGGCTTCCATCCCCTGTCGTTCTTGCCGTGCAGAAACGGGCTTCCTCGTATTTTCATCAGCGCCGCTTCCCAGCCCTCAAGCCCTCCACAATCAGCCAAACGGGCTTTCAGAGCTTGCTTTCGCTTGCTGGTCAGTTTGCTACAGCGTGGCAGGCCAAGGCTTTCCGCTAGGCGATTGAAGCTTTCTGCCGCTTCCTGAATTTCAAGGGGGGAAAACCTTTCTTTTGACCCCTTTAGGGGGTTTTCTTTGGGAAAGGGGGGATTTTCTTTTTCTTTTTTGGTTCTTTTTTCTTTTTCTTTTTCGATTTTCTGCGGCGTAACAAAAGCGTTACTATCCGTTACGGTTGTTACGTTACTATCTGTAACAAAAGCGTTACTATTTTCTGCATCACTTTCTTTGCAAGCCTTATTGGCTCTGTATCTCGCCTGTCTTTCGGCATTTTTTGTGCGCGTAACAAAAGCGTTACTATCCGTTACGGTTGTTACGTTACGCTCTGATAACATTTGTGCTGTTCTGCCGATTAAAGAAGGGCAAACGCCAGCGCGAACCATATCTTCGATAAGGATGGCTACATCACTCATTTAAAGCCTCCTTCTCATACTGCATAGCGGTTGTGTGGTGGCGGTTGATGGCCTTGCCGATAGATGGGTATGAAAACCCGTGCATTCTCGCTGTGCGAACGAATACATGACGAGCATTAAGCCACTTGGATTCACAGCGGCGATCTGACCGCACCTGCTCTGGCGTGACGTTCATTGATTCACATACCA